AGCTAATATTAATGCTACTTTTTTTGCTGGTATAGAAAACAATACTGGTGGAGCACTAAGTCATACTACCGGTTCAACAGGCAGTGGTTCTGCTCACAACAACGTGCAACCGTATATAGTCGTATATATGTGGAAAAGAACTGCGTAGTCGTAGTATACTTTTTAAATGAAAAAATTAGTTTGGTTAAGCCTAGCTTTGTTATTGTCCATACCTATGCACGCTGCTCAAACAGGCGATTGCACTATGGGGTCACAATATTGTGAAGGTAATAGTTTAAATACTGTTAATACTACTACTACGACAAACACCAATACAAATAATAATACGAACACGAATAATAATACGAATGTCTCTACTAACACTAATACCAACACCAATTCAAATACTAATGTTAGTACTAGCACTAGTAATGTTAATTCTACTGCTACTCAAACTGTAACAAATACCAATACCAATAATTCTACCAACACTAATACAAGCACCAGCACTAGTACCGTTAGCACCAATAATCAAAATGTAAACACCAATAACAATACTGCGGTAAATACGAATAACAATACATCTACTTCTACGCAAAAAATAGAACAAGATATTAACTCACCACCTGCTTCTGCTATTGCACCTAGCATCATGTCCTACTCACAAGATCTTTGTACCACTGGTGTGTCAGGGGCGTTTCAAGGTCAACTTTTTGGTTTATCAGGTGGTAAAGCCGTTCGAGACGAAAATTGTGAAAGATTAAAATTATCAAAATATTTGTATGACACTGGTATGAAGGTAGCTTCAGTAGCAATACTTTGTCAAGACTCTAGAGTATTTAAAGCTATGGAAATGGCAGGCACACCTTGTCCTTACCTAGGCAAAATAGGTGAAGAAGCCTCGGTTGCTTGGGTTGTTAATAAAACAGATCGACCTGATTATTTAGAACGCAAAGCAAAATATATAGCCAGCTGTAGTAAAACTAAAACAGCTAAAGGCATAAAGAAAAGTAGACGTACGTGTGAAAAAGAATTTAATAATTCTTAGTCTTTTAATTAGTAATTTTTCTTTTGCTAATTATATCTATGAAAACAATCAACCATTATTTGATTTAAAAACAAATGATATAGCTACCTCTCATAATTTAGGTGTAGGAGACGACCGAGTATCTTCTGTTTTTAATTTAGATTTTACTTTTACTTTTTATGGCGTAGATTTTACCACTGCAAGAATGGCCACTAACGGTTGTTTGCATTTTGGATCTTCAGGAGGTTACTGCAATGATTACACACCTGATCCATTACCTGAGATTACATATAGTTTATATCCTTTCTGGACTGATTTAATACGAGATAATGGTTCAAAAGTATTAGCTAAAAATTTTACTGACAAAAGTGTATTTGGTTGGTACGACTTACGAGAATATAACAGAGGTAATACCGATAATTCTTTTGAAGTTATTTTATGGAAGTCAGATGACAGTTTTGAATTTAGATATGGTGGTTTAAATATAATTAATCATGATGTGTTGATTGGTGAACAAGGAAACACAAACGAACTTTACACTTATTATTATCACGATCAATGTGGCAAAGGCACAACTAATAGCTCTTTTTGTGTAAGTCAAACATGGAATAACTCTGCTATGAACTCCGCGTTAGAAAACGGTGGAAGTTTATATGGAGTTAGTTCAGGTAATGGTATTGACTGTTCTAACCCACTTAACGATCCTACTTGCCCTGGCTATTGGGAAGCTTTTGATGACCAACAATGTGACTTAGACCCACAGTATGCACCTTTTTGTCCAGGCTATAGATTTGAACAAGACATTGGTTACTTTGTTATAGAAGAAGAATTTGATTATGGTTTTGTTGACGAACAAGACCTGATAGCTATGGGTACTTTTGTTGAAGAACCAGAAATTTTTTTGTATGAAGAACCAGTATTTTTTGAACCTATTTTTGTAGACCGCCCATTTCGTGAAGAAGAAATATATTTGGACCCACTGCCAGATATATATGAACTACCAATTGAACTAATAACTTTGACTCCTTTTGAAGAACCTTTTGAACTAAGTATGCGACTAGAAGAAGAGTTTTTTCCTGAAGAAATAATAGAACTAGAAGAGATAGAAGAGTATTTTGAGCCTGAATACGAGGAAGAAGTTGAAGAACTAGTAGCAGAACTAGAAGAACCTGAAATAGAAGAAGTGATAGAGATAGAGGTAGAAGCTGTAACAGTAGGTAAAATAGATGAAAAGTCTGGTATTACCCAAACTCAATTAGATGTAGTAGCACAAACAGTTAGTGCTGCAGCTAACAGTGTTAGTGGCACTACTGCAGGCACTGAGGTGCATGCTACTAGCAGCAATAGTTTTGATATGAGTATGAGCACTAACGGTGGGGGTATGCAGAACATTACTGAGCTAGGATCTGAAGCAGTTGCAACAACTACAGTTAATGTAGCTGTAAACAACACAGAACAAGCAGCCGTAGACAATGCACAAGAAGTAGATAAATCAGAAGCAGATACAATCGCTGATAATATTATCGCTCAAAATTTAGAAGACCAAGCAGAACAAGTTATTGAAGAACGTGCCACTACTGATGAATATGGAGACGAGCAAAAAATTATTGCTTACATTAATTTTGTGCCTGGTTTTGATGTCTATACTAATACTGTTTTACCAATAAAACCTGATTGGTATGCAACAAAACTAATCTATACCGATAAATTAATAGCAGATAATGTTCTAGCTTTTAAAGAATTATCTGGTATAAATTACCAAAAACTTGATAAAATAATTAAATTACAACCGAATCTATAACATGGAATGGCTTAAAGGAAAACTAGGACAAGTAATTGCAGTAGCTGCTTTAATCAGTACCATTGCTGGATTTGGTTATACTGGTGCAGGCTATGTGGCTAGACTAGAAGCAGTAGAAAAAAAATCTGGAGTTTCCTATGCTAGTCAGTTAAAAGCTTTAGATAATACGGACAATTCTTTAACACAAGATATTATCGTGTTACGTGGCGAAATAAAAACCTTACGTAATGAACTAGATATTTTATCTAATCAAGTTATAAGAATTGAAAAGAAACAGGATGACACAGGGAATCCTTTAATTACTATTAAGTAGAGGTAAATATGAAACATCGTAAAAGAAAAATGAGCATGGGCGACGAAGACATGGGCGCTATTGCTAGAATGGAAAAAGGCGGCATTGTTAAGATGATGAAAGGCGGCAAAGTTGCCTATAAAAAAGGTGGCCTTGTAGAGGACATTCAAAAACTAGAAGGCGGTGGTAAAAGCAAAGGTTTTCCAGATTTAACTGGCGACGGTAAAGTTACCTACGCTGATATTTTAAAAGGCAGAGGTGTAAAATGACGGAACTACTAACACTAATAATTCTTATTGTTGGCGCTGGTTTTGCTCTTAAATACCTTGCTCCAAGTAAATTTGAAAACATAAAGAAAAATATTTTAAGTTGGTTTAACAAATAAAATGGCTAGAGCAACTGTCGCAGAAATAGATAAAAGATTATCCGCACATGAGGCAGCTTGCGAAGTTAGATGGCGTGAAAATTGGCGTCGACTAGAAACAATTGAAACCGAAGTAAAATCAATCAATAAAAGCATTAGAGGAGGCTTGGTATTTTTTGGCACAATCATGCTGACAATTACTGGGTTTATGTTAAAAATCACTCTCTTCTAATTTATTTTTTCGTGTAAAATGAAAAAATGGCACTAAGAAAAATAACTTTTCAACCCGGAATAAATCGCGAAGGAACCTCTTATGATAATGAGCTAGGTTGGTTTGATTGCAATTTAATTCGTTTTCGTATGGGTCGACCGGAAAAATTTGGCGGTTGGCAAAAACTTTTAACCTCTACCTATCAAGGCACAGCTAGAGCTTTGCATAATTTTGTGTCGTTAGCTGGGGTCAAGTACTTAGGCGTGGGTACGCATTTAAAATATTATTTAGTAGAAAACAACAACGCTTTTAATGACATTACACCGATTAGAAAGACTAGCACCAACTCTATAACTTTTGCTGCTACTAATGGCTCGTCTACTTTAACAGTAACTGATGATGCTCATGGAGCTGTGGTAAATGATTTTGTTACTTTTTCTGGAGCAGTTAGTTTAGGTGGTTTAATTACAGCTACTGTTTTAAATCAAGAATATCAAATAACAAATATTGTCGATGGTAATACTTATAATATTACAGCAAAAGATACTTCTGGAAATACAGTTACCGCTAACAGCAGTGACACTGGTAATAGCGGTTCAGGCACGGATGGTGTCTATCAGGCAAACACTGGCTTAGACACAGTAGTTAGATCGACTGGTTGGGGTGCAGGTTTTTGGGGCGGTACTACAGATGGCGCTTTGACTACAACTTTAAATGACTCTGGCGGTATCTCTGATTCTGACACCACTATAATATTAACTAGTGCTACTGGTTTTGTAGCTAGTGATACTATTTTGATAGGTGAAGAATTAATAACTATTGGTTCAGTTTCTACAAATACTTTAAGCAGTTGTACTCGAGGCGTGCAAGGAACCACAGCGGCAGCGCACAGTAATGGTGCCACTGTGCAATTAGTTACAGGTAACGCAAGTAGTGCTAATGATTTTAATGGTTGGGGTGAAGCTGCAAGCGCTGGAGTAGAGACAGCAACAACTAACTTAAGACTTTGGAGCCACGATAATTATGGTGAAGATTTAATTATAAATGCTAGAGGCGGAGAAATTTATCGTTGGGTTGAAAACAATACTACTTCAACTAGAGCAGTCGAGTTAAGCACTCAAACAAGCTCTCTTAATCAAGTACCAACAAGAGGCCTGCAAGTTTTAACTTCAGAAACTGATCGACATTTAATTGTTTTTGGCGTAGACCCGATAGTTAATGAAACTAGGTCTGGTGAAATAGATCCTATGTTAATTGCTTTTAGCGATCAAGAAAATCCATTAGATTTTAGAACTTTAACAACCAACACAGCTGGAGAACTAAGGCTCTCCTCTGGGTCTAAATTTATTGGCGCAGTAAAAGCCAGACAAGAAATAATTGTTTTTACTGACACTGCTATTTACAGCATGCAATTTATCGGACCACCTTTTACTTTTGGTTTAAATTTAATAAATGAGAACACTGGATTAATAGGACCTAAAGCAGCAGTTACTGCTCCTGGTGGTGTGTTCTTTATGAGTTATGACTCTTTCTATGTATACAATGGCACCGTGCAACAAATACCTTGCACAGTTAGAAATTATGTTTTTAGTGACATTAATCAAGAACAAGGTTTTAAAATACACGGCTTTACCAATAATAAACACTCAGAGGTAGGTTGGTTTTATCCGTCTGCTAGTTCCACCGAAATAGACAGATATGTAATTTATAATTACCAAGAAAAAGTTTGGTACTACGGACAGTTAAATAGAACTGCTTGGCTAGACTCAAACATTGAAGAATATCCACAAGCAACTGGCAGTAACTTTTTATTTCAACATGAGTTTGGTTTCAATGACGACGGTGCTGAAATGACTAACGTTTTTATAGAGTCAGCTGATTTTGATATAGAAGATGGCGAAAGGTTTTCTTTTTTAAGAAAAGTTATACCTGATATAAAATTTTTAAATGATGATTCAGCTTCTAACGTTAATATAATTACTAAAACTAGAGACTTTCCAGGCGACACATTAAGCTCTGGACAAACTGCAACTATATCTCCAACCACTACACAAAGTCATATTAGAGCCAGAGGCAGACAAGCAGTAGTGCGTTTAGCATCTAACGATGGCGATAGTGGTAACTTAGGAGTAGGCTGGCGTTTAGGAGCAACACGTTACGAAATTAGATCAGACGGTAGAAGATAATGGCAAAGCTGCTAAACACTAGATTACCAATAGCTAACACTGAGGTAACGCCAGAGCTATTTAATCGTTTAGTTAGATTATTAGAATTAAACTTAGGTGAGTTCGATCCTAGCAACACTGAACAATTTACTACTGATGAACGAGATAAATCTAATTTTAATATTGGCACAGTAATTTTTAACACCACAACAAATTCACTACAAATTTTTGACGGCGTAGGGTTTGCTGATATTAGTGAACCTTTTGTTATACTCACCGTTGCTGGCGACAAAGTTAAATTTAGTCCAGCTATGACCGCTAGTTTAGGCGCTATTAGTATTACAATATCTTAACAATGAATATTTTTGATTGGACCGATAGTACAAAATTAAGCAGAAACTTTTCGTTACGTGAGTTAACTAAAAGCTCTACCGCAGTTAGAAAAAACATTGATAACTCTGTTCAAGATAGAGACGTTTACAACTATTTAGTAAAAGTCTGCAAACATATTTTGCAACCAATCAGAGAACATTACGACATACCATTTAGTCCCAACAGTGGTTATCGCTGTCCAGCCTTAAACACTGCAATTGGTGGCTCAACTACAAGTCAACATTGTTTAGGTCAAGCAGTAGACATAGAACTACCAACCGTTGATAACGAAAAACTTTTTGGTTTTATAAAAGATAATTTAGAGTTCGATCAAGTTATTTTAGAATATTACAATGGCATAGACCCACATAGTGGTTGGGTGCACGTTTCTTACATATCGCCTAAGATGAATAGAAACAGGGCCATGACTTTCGATGGTAAAAACTATAGAATAATAGAATGAGCACAGGACTTAAAAAATGGTTTCAAGAAGAGTGGGTTGATATTGGCGCACCTAAGAAAGGTGGTGGCTATAAAAAATGTGGTAGATCAAAACTTAAGTCTGATCGTAAAAGAAAATATCCAAAATGTGTACCTAAAGCAAAAGCAGCACGTATGTCAAAAAGTCAGATAGCCAGTGCGGTTAGAAGAAAACGTGCTAAAAAACAAGGTGTTGGTGGTAAACCGACCAATGTAAAAACTATTGTGTGATGGCTATATCTAGGGCACAACTCAGTAAAACCACCGAGAAAAAATATAAAAAACGCAACCACAAAGGTTGTGGTGCTATTATGAACGATAGACGAAAAAAGACGACTTATGCCTAAAAAACGAAGCAAAGGCAAAATGCCAGCTAGAAACAAGAAAAACTTTCGACCAACGAAAGCAGGTGCTGGTATGACTAAAGCTGGAGTT